TGACAGTCCCAACACTGGTTGCCGTTGCGCCCTCGATGCGGTATATGGCCCCGCTTGAGACGCACAGCATACAGGTGTCACCGGACCAAAGGCTGTGAGGGGTTGTCAAAGAGACGGTTTTGGTGTACCCGTCACGTTTCTTGAGCCGCCCACGGTTGGTCACGTCTGAATTAAGAATGATACGGGGTTCGGCTGTGCCATTTTTGACGAACAGTGACCCGGAATCCTTGATATTCTGCATCCCGGTAAACTGCTGGATCTGGATTTCACTTGCCATTAATCACACACCCCCAGGTCAACGAACTGACTGGACCCGTAATATTGCGGCACACCATCAACCCCCACATAATCCAGAAGGTCTCTCATGGCCTCATAGAAGCGGGCTGTATGATATTTAAAGCCGGTTCCCTGGCTGTTATCCCCGTCCTCGATATCCCCGTAAATCTCCTTTGCCACATAATGCTGAATCAACCGGGGCGCCAAATGGTCGGGGAGACCGTCAACCGTATCGGTCACTTCACTCATGTCGGTGGGTTTGCGGTAAAAGTGAACAGTTAAGGTCGCGCTTGAGGAAGGAATCCCCTGGTAATAAAGATTTGTGCCTTTCACGCAAACGCGGGAGATGCTCCCCGATTGCTCAAGGCCCTTGTGGGTAGCCTGTTTTAAGAACAAGGCAAAACTGTAATGGTCTCCGCCAGTGGGCGGATAAAGCTCGTTCCCGCTGGAATCCACCACCATGAAGACGTTTCGTTGGTAATCGGCGGGCAGGCTCACATACGGCAAAGAGGTGGACGTGGAAACGGTGTCCATGTCGTACAGATCCGGCAGGGGCGGTGAAAGCTGCCCGTCAGGCATACGGATACCGCCGGCGATAACGCTCATCGCCGTGTTGATCCGTGTTGTTGCCTCTGAATAGTAGGAACTATCCTGAATAATGCCTTGGCTGCCGTCAGAGCCGAATATGGCTGTCTTTAACGTGCTGAGTGCAACGGTCATCGCTTCCCCCTAAGAAGGCCCCCATGGCCGAAGCCATGAGGGGTTAAAGGTTAATCAGGGGGTAAGGCTATGCCTCTGAAGCCGCTTGCGCGATAGCAGCGCTCTCGTCATAATCGATGGACAGCCCCATCACACCTGCCGTGTCAAAGGTGTTCGGTACGGATACCTTGATCACCTGATTAGCGGTGGTGCTGGAATCCGGGTCAAACACCAGATCCTTATTGGTCGTATCCGGGACCCCTTCAATCATGGTGCCTTCAGCCGTTGCATTTGCGGGGGGAGTTACCAGATTAACGGCAGTGGTGGATCGAGCCAAGGTAATGGTCTCGTCCGTGTCGGTCTCCTGGCTGTAAACAGCCCGAACCGCCTTCACGATCCCACGGCAAGGCACCGGGAGATAAAAATCATCGGCAGTCGTAGCCGCCACCGGAAATGTCACATGTATTCTGATCATTTTAAAATCCTCCTGTTAAGGGGGCGCTATGGCCCCCGTTGGTTACGTTGCAATGGGTTCCAGAATGGCGCTCAGGTCTTCACTAACGACACCGTAGTAGTTCTCTGCCACCGCACAAGCGGTAGCGGTTATGCCGTTGGCTTGAGCCGCAGCACCACAAGCATAGTTACCCATAACAATGCCGGTTGCGGTACTCGCCATATTGATGCAGGAATCATTGTCGGAAGCCGCGTTGTAAATGCGATTGTCCATAACGCAGCAGTTAGTGACTACACCAGCCCCGCCGATTGCCATGGTTCCCCAATCACCGATCAGGACGTTGTTACGGATAACGTGGCCGTCACCTGTCCCGGCAAAGTTGATAAAATGGGTGTTTGCCGCATCGAGGGCAATGCAATAACAATCCTCAATGGTGATCCGGTCTGAAGCGGTTGCAGCGGCATCCTGAACCCAAATCTTGGCGTTCATGTCGGTTGCCACCTCCGTAAACCGACACCCGCGAAGGGTGAAATCATCCGCGTTGACATCGATTGCAGCCACAACGTCAGCAAAGTTGGCCCTGAAATGGACGTTTTCCACTACAATGTTGGCGGAGGAAATATCCAGGTCCGCCGTAGTGGCCGTGTCAAACGTCAAAGTAGGCTGAAGGGATCCTGCCCCAATGCCGATAATGGTCACACCCGCCACATCAAGGGCCAAACCACCCGCCTCTGAAATGGTTTCCGCGTGTCCAGGCATCAGGTACATGACATCATCCTGATTCGCGGTCATGAGATCCAGGCAAGCGGCGATTGTTGCCACTGCCTGAGCCGCAGACCGCCCATTATGCGTGTCGTCACCATTGACGGAGCTAACATAAAACTCGTTTCCGACAACCTTACGCTCGAACTCGGTAACAAGCCGTGTCGCTTTATTGCCCCCAACGGTTAAAATTCTTTCTGCCATAATTTTTTCTCCTTATTGGGGCGCCTCAAGCTACGCGCCCCCAGGTTTTAAGGATTTACGCCGGTTCCGTCAGATTAGTGTGCCTAATGTGCATCTGCCGATTGGAACACAGCAGATTCCCTCTCCAACGGCTATTGGCCGTGATGGTATCCGGTTGCCCGCCCTCTTTTTTAGCGATCCATTCCGGCGTGGTGAAGTTGTAGTCCTTGTGGGACCGCAAACTCAGGAAGTTGAGGTTCAGAGCATCCAGGTATCCGGTGCTGTAATACGGGTCCGCCACAATGGGGGCGCCCTTGTGAAGAATGTTCTCCCACCCGGCTTCCAGCATGGACCCGTCTTTGTAGCGCTGTTGCGGGTGAAGACTTCTTTCATGGCCGTCACACAACAGCTCCGTGGTGCAACAGAAGTTGGGCCGTGTTCCGGCGTATCCGCCGAAGCCCGGAGTCCTGAAGATCTTCTGCATGACCTCAAAGGAAATGGCCTCAGTCGTGGTAATGACGTTGGCTTTCCAGGTGCTCATCTCGTCTTCATCGATGGACCCGTACTCGGTTGAGGTGGTGGTGTTGAACAGATCCCCCAGGCCGTTGATGCTGTCCGAATCGGAAGCGGCTGCAATCACCGCAGAGGCCATATTGACCCTGAGCGCCTTCTTGATGTTGCTCATATACAGCTTGGTCAGGTTGATGATGGCGTTATCCCCGGTATTCTGGGTCAGATCGTCCAGGTTCAGGGTATTGGAGCCGTAGGCACCCGCCCATCGGAACCTTGCGGCTTCCACAAGATCCTGCTTGGACTGATTGATAACAGTATCCTTTCCGTAGGACCCACTATTGGAGATGTTGTACTCCAACGGGACCTTGATCATGAGACCGCCGTCAACGATCTCATCGGGCTGAATCTCCCAGTTCCCCATTTTGATGGCCTTACCCATGAGTTTCCAGAGCAGGGCCGATGCTTTATTGAGAATGTCTTCCGGCTCGGTTTGCAGCCAGTAGTATTCCGTTGTTGCGTTTAACTGATTAATAAGACTCATTTTAAATTCCTCCTATGCGCCAGGCACAGGGTTCTTAGGCCGCTTTGACCCTTTGAAGGGCGTCCATCATGCCCTGGTCCAGGTCCGCGCCTGTCGCTTTTGTGGTTTTGGTTTTCTGTCGTGGGGCCTGAGATTTAGTGACCACCTTGCCGACATCGTTCTGACCCCCGGCAATGTTGAGACGTTCCTCAAGCTCTGCGATTCGTTGTTGTGCTGCCTGTAATCCTTGTGATGCAGCCTGTTCCCTAACCGCGAAGTACCCGCTTAACGGGTCATGCATCCCTGTCCTGTCGTTCTGAAGGAACTGATCCACGGCCATTTGGGTTTCGGGGTCTTGAAAGTCAGGGTGACTCTCGTAAAACTTCTGCTGCATCGACTGAACATCCCGCTGATTGAGGGTTTCAGAAAACTTCTGCTGTGCGGCATCCAGCGCCCGTTGCGTTGCCATTTCGGCAGTGAGGGCGTTGCTCTTAGCCACCAGCTTCCCTAATTGCTTGGTGTAGTCCGGCTCGTCAGGGTCCAATTCCGCCAGTTGTGCCTCAATAGCGGCCATTTCCTTGCCATAGTCCGGTCCTTTGGGTTGTTCAGGTTCCGCCTTGGTTTGCCCCTGCGGTTGCTGATTCATGCGGGAAGACAGTAGCTCAGTCTGTTTTCTGAGCGTTCCCAGTTCATTCCCCTGGCTGTCGAGCAGCTTTTGAAGGTTCTGTAGCCCTTCCTCAGCCTGTTCTCGTGTTTTCCAGTTCCCCAAGTACGGTCCTTGCTCCTGGGTTTGTTCAGCGGTTTTCACGGGTGCATCACCTTTGGGCGCTTCGTTTACATTCTGTTGTGCCATTGTCATCTCCCATCAGGCCGTATGCTCTTGGGGTTGTCCTGTTTGCAGGCCCCGCATCGGTTGTCCCGAAGTCAAAAAGTTAAAAAGAAAAAGCCCGAACCCCACGGCACCGCT